AGGATCTGCGACGATATCTGCAGCGGTTGCTAGATAAAAATCATTTTGCACTTGCGCAACACCACCTTTACCTTGTTTCAATGAACCCATACCACGAGAAGATACACCAAGTGTAGCACCCTCGTCCATCAGTGACTTGACAATCGCACCATATGGCGTTTCTGTCATAATCTTAGCACGTCCCTTATAGTTATCACCATCACGCTCTAGTTTGGTAATAAGATGAGAGACACGCTCAAGATTGATTGTTGGACCAGTTGGATGCCCCAACTCTCCATAAGCGCGATTCTTTTCTACATATTCTTTATTATAACGTCCAACTTCTTTGTCTAATACCTCAGTTGGATAAACACGTCCATTGCGGTTTTTGATATTACCTTGCATGAAAACGCCTTCGATGAAGTAGTTCTTTCCACCATCTTCTTTTGCTTCTTTGAGAAGATTTACTTCTTCGGTAATCTCTGTAATTAGTTTCATGAGGATCCCTCCGCTACTTTAGTGGCAAACATTGCAGCATTGCAACTTACCGTATCTTTTGGTCTTTTTCTTACTATAATTGTGCCGTTTGCAGGAACTCTTACTGATACTTGACTTGCTGCATAATCACCATGTTCGCCTGCAGCATTTGGAGCAGCAGTGTTAGCAATAACGACAGTTCTTGCTGTACCATCATTTGATAGATGAACAGCAGTCGCCAAAAATACATTGGTCGCTGACCCTGTTGCTACGGTATTTGCTAATGCCTTGATTGCCATTTTGTTACCTCATGTTCTTGATAAGAGTATTGTATAACTTCTTATCATTCTTTTGAATTATTTGAAGAACACCGTCACGAGGATCTGAGTCCATAGCCCGAATCATCATAGCAAGATCTTTTGGGTCAGGATTGCTTTTCATCATGTCTGCAATCGCAAGCATATCATCCTTATCAATACCACCACTTTTCTGAGCACGTTGTGCTTTGCTTTCAGTCATAAACTCAGCAAAGGATTTCATTTTAGAACCTCTTCTCTTGATCCGTTAAACATATGCTCACCAGCAACAGGATGCTTTGTAACTTCAACCTTATGTTGTTTTACAAAGTCTTGTTCACCCTTTGATTGTGGTTTAAGTTCTTTCGCCTCAGCGTCACCCTTTAACTGTTCAGGTGCAACGTAATCGCTAGCAGGTGAATCTTCTGTAACGAATTCTTTGAATGTTTTAATCGACATTTTCTTCTTCCTCTGATTGCGCTTCAACCTCAACTTCAGGTTCAGACATAAATGATGCAGCAACTTCTGCTTTCTTCATTCCTACTGCATCTTGTATTTTGTTCATGAGCATCGACCCGACAGCATCCTTAAAATCAGATGCATTACCGTCTGCTGCCATCTTGATGGCGTCTTTCATACTATATTCGCTCATATTTGCTCCCTAATATATTTATATTTATATTTATACGAATTCGTCATCATCTTCACCTTCACCAGTCTCTTTCTCTGATTCAATTTGAAGATCGACTTCTTCTATTTCTTCTTCGCTTTGTTGTAAGACATTTTTACGAAATTTGAAGATCGACTTCTTCTATTTCTTCTTCGCTTTGTTGTAAGACATTTTTACGAACCCACTCAACTGAGTAATACTTACCGACATAAGCATCAATCTCACTCAACAATCCTAAACGCTCTCGCATTATCTCAGCAGTTTTTAATTCTGTGAAGTGATTGTCTTCTTGGAAGTCATAATGTATTTGACCCTTTATTTCTTTCCATTCTGCCTTCGTAACTATACCCTTCAAGAGTAACTGTTTCTCAAGCATAATATTGAACAGATCGGTAAATCTAAGTCTTAGTCGAGTTACAAACTTAGAAAACTTCAACTCATCACGAGTAATTTCAGATGCTCGTCCTAGATTAAACTGTCCGTCTGATTCTAAACGTGCTGTTGGCACATTCAATGCTTCGTATAACTTTCTGCGGAAATACTGAACATCATCCAACTCACCTAAGTTCTGACCTGCAGGAAGTGTAGTAATCTCTGTTGAACGACCACCTTCACGTCTTGGTAACCAGTAGTCCTCAAGCATCGTCATAAACTTGCGATCGTCTTTCACATCTCCTGTAGATGCATCGTATACAAGTTTGTTCTTATGTTTTGCCATCATGTCGCGCAAGTATTGTTCTGCCTTTGCTTTAGGTAGATTACCGACATCGATGTAGAATATTCTTCGTTCAGGTGCACGTGCTAGTCGATAGATAACCGTAGCATCTTCAAGCATACGCAACTGATTCATAGGTTTGATCGCTTTGTGTAGATGCGAACGAACTAGTTTGTTATTCTCGTCTAGAATACCTGAGTGACAGTATGCAATAGAGTCTGGTGCTATCTTTACACCTTGATTGCCTGCCGATACACCTTTTTCTGAGTAGATATAATACTCATTATATTCTTTTGGTATAAACTGACTATTAGGTTGCACATTTTGTTGCGATTTTTTCTTTTCGCTTCGAACCTTTTTGATCTTTCGTGGATCGATATAACGCAACTCCTGAATACCAGTTCTAGGATTAGCAGTATCGATCATCAAATGGTAATATAATCTTCCATCAACATACCAGTTACGGAATATGTCATATGCTTTGTTATTAAACTGTAGAAGATTAAGTATGTGATCAAACTCCTCACGCATTGTTTCTCGTATTTGTTCTGGCATTTCTACATCGTCTAGAACAACAGAAACTGGCGGTTCATCTTCATCAAAGACAATCGCTTCGTTGATAACGTCATCAATAGCACGCTCACACTCTGGTTGTTGCGCCATAGTGCGATATCGTGTTACAAGAGTTGTTTCGTTTTTAGCGGTTCCGTCTTGATCTATGGCAGTGCCATAAAATCCACCTTCAGTGACGGTCATTATCCCATCTTCAGCAGGTGGTGGAGCAAAAGATTGAACAGTAGGTTTCTGTTCTTCTTCTTTCGCTTTGCCAATTGTGAACCCAAAGAGTTGAGCCATATTTGTTTTCCTATGTCAAAGAGTTTAGGGTGGTATAGGTCTATTTATACCACCCTAAACGAATCACTTTTATCTGTCTTACTGACTGAGTGTTACGCCAGCAATACCACGATTGATAGCAGTTTGTACTTCAGAAGATACGAAACTTTCAATTCTTTGTGTGAATGTTGTGGATACAGAATCTGTCTCCCAATAATCATACGCGAATGTTGTCGTAAATTCCTGAATACCTTCTGCATCCCAAGCAAGGTCTATAGTTGAAACCTCAGTTGGAAACAATCCAACAAACTTATAAGACTTGATTGCATTACCAGTTTGACTGAACTGAATAACTGTTGCGTCAGACTTGTAGTTCTCAGGATTACCACTACCAGTTGTGTTCGTATTGCCGATATAAGCATTGATACGTGATGACCAATTCTCCATAGCAGTACGAATCTCAAAACTCTCATCATTGATAATAGTGGGTGTCCACTCAGCAAAAGTTCTGTTACCTGCAACTTTAATCTGGCGACCGAAGTATGGTACATCGATCTGACCCAGTGTTGCAGCAGGAATCTGTGCTGCTTTTACCATAAAACGAGAGGTTGGTAAGGTTTGGGCGAATGGTGTCGTTAGTTCGACATAAAACAGCGAACTACGAGCACCACCACCAACTAGTGCACCTTTGAAATCGTTTACATTAAATGCCATTTATGTTCTCCTTTTCTTTATTTAGCCGTTTTGACCAACTATTTCAGAGAACTCAACGCCACTGCGAACGGCAACGAAATTCAACTGGATGAAGTTAATAGAGCGACTTGGTTTAACATAAATGTCACCAACAAACTCATTTCTATCAACTACTTCACCAGTATTATTTGTCGCATCACACACAACCTTGAAGTCGGTGATACCACGTCTTCCCTGAACATCACGGAGGAATGGTTCCACTAGATTTCTAAATTGCGCACGAGTGAACTCATCATTGAATTCAAATAGCGTGAACTTAGCAGCAGTACTAATTGCCTTTTCGAGTACAATGAACAATCTTCGAACATTGATACGATCAAAAGCAGATGGTCTGCTAAGCATGGTTTTGTCACCGAATAGTATTGTTCCCTGTCCTGGGAATGTTACCACTGGGTTGACACCTTTTTTATACAACTCATCACGATCAGTCTTAGTAGGATTGAAAGCAAGTTTAACAACGCTTCTAACTGAACCACGATTAAATCCAGCAGGTGAATACCATGGATCACGTGTTAGATCAGTTTGAACCATCAAACCAGCAGTGTCACCGTTTAGTGGAACATATCGGTAGATATCATTGTACTTGTCGTACTGATACTTCCAACCTGAATCCATAACTGCATATGATGAACTTGGTAGAGTGTCACGGTATGCAATAACATCATCCCTTGCTGCTTGTGGTGTAGAATTATTACCTACAACATCAGCACGTTCTGGCGAAATTACAGCAACACAATCTTTTCTAGTATCAGCAATATTTTGAATGATATGTGTAGCAAGTGTTTGATCAGCAGCAGCACCTAGACATAGAGAAATATCTACTGTCTCAGAGTCAGTAAATACATTCCAACCGTTGATTTTCATTGCAGCAGTTGGTGTAGCACCGTCTTTACCTTTAATAAGACTTGCCGTTAGAGGTAAATCGTCCGATGTATAGTTTGTTCCTAGATCTGCACGTTTACCAGCATTAGTTGCAGTGCTATCATGTGCTGCCCACCAAATATACTCAGAAGAGTTATTTAAAACGTCTTTGTAATAAAGGTTTGTTCCGTCGTCTGACTTAGCATCAGCTGCTTGAGAAACATTTTCAAATGCCTCCAAAACAGCACCTTGAGTGCCAGTAAACTGTCCGTCCTCATCAACAACAACGTAATGTAAAGCGTCACCTTGTGCACCTACAGTGTTTGCGTATTGTGTTGTTGTTGGTGCTTCACTAAAGTTGTTGAAGTATTCCCAACGACGAGTGATGTCAGTTGTATAGTTTGCTACTGTATTGCCTTGATATTTGGTAGTTAATGTAATTGTGTTACCTGATAGTGTCGCAACTTTTCTTTGATCATTTGCTGGACCAAGTAAAAGAATGTCACCAACAGCAAATTTTGCTTCAGCGTTTGCGGTGGCACCTGCTGCAGCACCTGCTAATGTTACTACATCACTATTGCGTGTAGCGTAATATGAATCAGCAACAGTAGATTGCCATGCATTAGCGTTCAGACAAGCAGAAACTTTTAAAGAGTTTCCTAACTCACCCGCCCACTTCGCTGCAACAGTACCGTGTGAACTGACGTATGTATATGTTTCGTTGTAATGTTCTTCGTTCTTAATCAATGTGCCAACTGTACCAGTTGTAGCATTGTTTGCGCCACTGATCACACGATTAACATTCAACGCATTGCCATAGGCAAGGAAGTTTGCTGCCGTGAAAAAATCAGACGCAGTATTCGAGTTTGGCTTATTATATGTATTTACAAGACTATCTTCAGAATCAATTAACTGTATCTGGTCAATTGGTCCCCAACGAAAATGACCTGCGATAGCACCCTGTGTGGTACTAACTGCAGGAACAACCGTTGTAAGATCGATCTCGCTTACATTTACGCCTGGACTAACTTGGAAAGGCATGGTTTATCTCCTTCAGATGTAAAGAGTCAAATGTTTCAATTTACAAGTATATTTATAAAATTGCAAGTTTGAGCATGTTGACCGTTTTTCTTATAGTATCTTATTTATAATATGCTAGAACCACGATTTTTCATTCGGGTTGACCAACTCACCATTTGAAAACTCTGGGTCATCAGCAAAAAGGTTTTCCGTTTCATCTATGCCATCATTAATAATACCAAAAGGAGTTAATTCATCTAAAAGTTGTTCTTGAGTTTTATCTCTTAATGTTGCCATTGTATTGTTATCTGTATATAATTTGAAGAACTCTTGGCCAGATAACCAAGCAAATAATACTAAACCCATTACTAAGTCATCATGCTTTCCAGTTTCTGCTTCGTATGAAACTCCTCTCTTAGAAAACGTTGACAATTCTGATATAGTATCAAAGTCATTAACTATAAGTTGATCTTGCTCTATCAATAACTTTAGTATCGAGCAACCAACAGACTTTACTTGTTTGGTTGTTCTTATACCTTTATCAATCGAAGAACCTTTTTTACCAAATCCGCCAGATATTCTTTTACCTGCACGCCCAGCAGACTCAGTATACAGTATGTTCTCATAATCATAATCGTACAATAACAACGAAGGGATTTGTTCTCCAATATCATTTATTTCTACCAATACTGTTGCTTCGTTATACATCACACATACTCTATGTATAATTTCAGTATATTCTACAGGTGTTATCATATTGTCTTTGAAGGTGCAAACCTGTTGGTATGGCATCTTTGTTACATCTACAATATGAAATGCGGAATAGTCTAAACCTTTACCACGCGAAACATCAGCAACGCAAATATAGTTTTTATCTTGTTCGGGTTGATGATACATTTTTATGCCATTGGTTTCAGTTATTGGTTGTCTTCCAACCAGCGACTTCAACTTGCTACCATCCACCAATGTGCCCGAGGAACCTAAGAACTCGCACTGAAACTCTTGAGCAAACTTTTGTGTATCAAAGTCCATAGAAGCAAGCGTATCTTGTCTCCACGCTTCGTCTCGACCTGGAATTTGTTCCCAAGGTACTATGACATACTCATAACCATTTGAGCCTTCTCTCGCCCCCTCACAGGTCTTATAGAAGTGGTTTAGACCGTTTGGCGTAGAAGTAAGTAGAATCTTGGTCGTTGTACCAGAGGAGATCGTAGGAAAAACGGAAGCAAAAAACTCGTCCCAGTTTTCAACAAATGCTGCCTCATCGATGTATAGAAACGAAACAGACTTACCACGAATCGCACTTGAAGAAGTTGCAGCAGCAATAATCTTACATCCGTTTTCAAACTCAACCGAACCTTTGTTCCACTCTATCACACCTTGCTGTATCCACTTAGGCAGTGCTTCGTATGCAATTTTGATACGATCTAAAATCTCTCTTGCCGCATCACCTTTGTTTGCCAACAGACCAACTGTTTTATGTCCATTGAATAGAATGTAATGTAAAATAACTGCCACCGCAGTTGTAGTTTTACCTGCCTGTCTTGATGTGACAACTGATACACGTCTATTATCAGTTATCTTTTGTATGATTTCTTTTTGATATTCGTAGAGTTCTATCGGAATAAGACCATGATCAACGTGAACAATATTAATGTATTGCTCGGAAAAGTATATCGGATCTTTTGCGCACTTTACAAACTCTTTTAATTTTTTCTTATCCCAGTTTACTGAAACGTTCTTGCGCTTTAGATTTACATTGCCAAGATAACCTTTTTCTATTGGGTCTATCATAATTACTCCACTACGAAGTTCATTGCTATACTAATTCTAGGGTTATGACTATTGTTTGGTTCTGCATAATGCTGTAACCAAGAAGGAAAAAATAAAATTCTACTAGGAATAGGATCATAACGAACAGTATCATGGTTTAAATAAACGTCATCCCAATTGGGTCCAGAATCATATGATGGCTGATGCACCTTGGGGGACTGAAAACATATTTGAGATTGCAAATCTTCACAAGAAATATAGATACAGGCAGATAACGCTGAACTTGGGTGACCATGTGGCATATTATAATCTCCCTTTCTGTTTATATTTACCCATTTGTTGCCTAGACGAAATTTACCAGTACATCCCATTTCTTTACGTATTGAAGATTCATTAGCAACCTTTTCTATTGTTTCAAAAAGATCTTTTAGACTTCTATCTACATTAGATAAATTATCTTGACTTTGCCATCCTCCTTTGTTGCTCTTAGCAACTCCAACAGGATCCTTTCGCTCAAGATCTAAGCAAGCATATTTCAGTTTATTTAAGTCTAGTTGTAAATCGTCAAACCATATTCTAGTAGGAAACCAATCTTCACTCTTCATCATCACCTTTCATAATCTTCAATAAGTCATTAGTTGACCCGACAAATAAGTTATTATTTGTAACTTGCTTTCCCGATTCGTCAACTTGTTGATCTTCTTCTGCCTGTAATGCTTTCACTTTCTTTTGTATCTCAAGTAAGTCTTTATTTGCGTCTAATAAAGTTTTAGTCAACTGTCCCACAACCTCAAAGGCACGTGGGTGTTCGCTTGCCTTTGCTAGTTCTACAAGTTGATTGAGTGCATCGGAACTGGTTTCGATTATACCATATAGATTGCTCCGAGCATATTCATAGTCTGACTGAATATCTTGTTTCTTATCTACAGACTTAGGAATAACGACAGGTTTCTTTTCTTCGTTATTGACTATCAGATCCCCTTCTATTCCGAGGATCTCATTCATGTTATCTTTTAAGTTTTTCATCAGTGATCATGCCTATCAATTCCGTCAAAATAATCAAGTGTGTCAAACGCATATCCATAATTAGTGTTAGCAGTAATGGCACTTGCCGCCA